TTTAACATCACCTCTCATAGGTTTGTTTAACTTAACTTTTCTACCTTGATATTCGGCTTCGTTAATATCCTCTTTCATATTTTTTAGAAAGTGGATAAACTCTTTTAAATCATAATAGTTTTCTACGTCATATTCTTCGATGTTTTCATCTAAAACTGATTTAAATTCGTTATAAAGTTCTTCAGAATAATTTTCCATAATAGTTCTTATAATTAACTTATACTATATAAATATTAAAAAGTAAATTTATAACCATTTAGTTAAGTCCTCAACATCATCACCTACATTCATTTGCCAAGGGTTTTCATCATTATCATTTCCACCATATATCCCACTATAAGTATATGTTGATATACCATCAATCGCTCTTTTTGTTAAATCAATACCTTCCTGTCTTAATCTTAAAGCGGTATCTCTTACCCAAAGTGAAATTGCCAAACTCATCGTTAAATCATCATTATAACCTCTCATTGCTTCAGCTCTACCATTCATCCAAATAAATGTGAACAATTCTTCAATAGTTCTAATTGAACGAATGATGATTGATTTTGTTCTAATATATTCTTCCAACTTCGAAATAATTAGTGGTCGAGTTCTTGAGGTGGTTGAAAATCCAGCAACCATACCTCTATCTTGTGCTCTATATCTATTTGAATGCTGATGTTCAACATCTACATATTTTAAATCCTTACTCATATAATATAAGTTAGGATAGTTTCTATCAATCACCTGTTGTATTGTTGCCCAACCAATGTTTGCGTTTTCAATTACCAACAATGCGTTGTTGTATTCAGTTGCTAATGCTACTAAGAAGTTTCCAAAATCTTTGGTATCTAACTTACCTCGATATTCAGCAACTTGTTCTGAATCTTCTACATCAATGACATGAGCTGCGGAGTAATCCGAAGAATCTCCTCTCGCAACGTCCGCCACTACCATATAAGATTTTGTATAATCTGGAAACTGCCATTTCCATAAGTTACCATCAAATCCAGTTTTCTCTAAAGGTTCTTGAATGTAAGTTTCTTTATAGAACTGAAGTATTTGTGGTTCAATTACGGAATCTCCAGAAGATACAAAATCACAATCACATTCTTGTGCTGCTCCTTTTGGTCCTAATAATGTTTCTTGCTCATCTCTCCAACTTTGGTCTCTCTCAGGGTGAACACTCCAATGTAATCTAATGTTGTTAAATCCATTTGTTCCATCTTCAGAACCTACCCAAGTTTTGTGAAAGAAGTTACCCACACCATTTGGTGTTGAAAGGATAATTGCAGAACCACCCGTTGATAAGGTAGATTGTGCAGATACCCAAATCTCTTCAATCTTATCAATGAAGGCTGCCTCATCAAATACTAATAAGGATAGTGCTTCCGAACGTCCAGCATCACCAGCAGCAGAAGTTGCTTTAATCTGAGAACCATTTGAGTATCTAAGTGATAGTTTGTTATCTTCAATGGTTGTTAATTTTAACCAAGAAGGAAGATATTGATTCATTACTCTTACTTTAGTTACTAAGTTTTTAGCAACCTCTTGTTTAGTTGCAATTACTAACACATTGTAATCATCATTGAATAACATTTTCCAAAGTGAGAATCCAGCAGTTAAAGTTGAGATACCAGTTTGTCTGGATTTAAGAATGATATTATATCTATGGTCTTTGAAATCAGTTAAGGTAGTTTCTTGAAACGGAAAAAGGTGAAAGGGAATTTTTCCTCTCACCGGATGTTGAATCATACAATACTTTTTCATAAAGTATATAGGGTCAGAAGCACATTTTTTGTACTCTACCGCTATAATCTCTTTTAATGATTTCTTTTGTGCCAAAATCTATTTATTTTTTTCCGATTTTCCAATACATACCACCTGTAACAAATGGTGCAAGTTGTGAGGTATTAGAATTGTTTTGAATACCTAAACCTAATTGATATAGATTATTCTTTTTACTTTTTAGGATTAACCCAGCGCCAACATTACTGATTACATCTTCTTTGTTGAATCCTCCGTTTAATCCCCAATAAAATTCGTTCTTAGGTAATTCTTTTACAATCGTTGTATTATAAACAGTTGGGATTTGGAAGAACCAATCCACATCTCTTGATTGAATTTGGTTTTGTGAAATGATATCAGTTAGGATACCATACCCTAAAGTTGGATTTGGTTTTTGTCCTAATGAATCAGTAATACCTTTTGGAAAATCATATGTAAGATTAAGTGTATCCTTTACTTCGTATTTTGCGAAATAATCTTCTACGATTTTCAAAGTATCAATATCGATTGGTACTTCTACTTCAACTGTTTCTACTTTAGTGATGTATTTTGGTATATATGTTGGAACTTTTACTGTTTTTTCTACAACAACAGTATCTACTTTTTGTTCCAATAACTCATAATCTTTACCACCTACATTTATAATTTCTTTATCTTCTTCTTCACCACCACAACTTCTTAATAATAATACCACACATAGTGCCATTATCATTATTGTTTTTAAATCAAATTTCTTTAACCAACTCATAATTTCTATCTTTTAATTTCTCATAGGCAGCGTTTCTCTTTTCAATAACTTCAGTAAGTTCTTTTTTACCATTCTCTATATCTGTTTCAATTTGAGATTTTAAAGTTTGTACATCTTCATTGGATGACCATTTTTCTATGGAGCCATCATCATTCACATATTCGTGAATGTTGGTAACTTCATTTAAAGCCAGATTCCATTTTTGTAGGACTTCGGTTCCATACGCCGCCATGTTTGAATACACTTTATATTCATTGTAAGCTTCCCACAATCCATCTTTTTTTATAATAGATTCCCTCTCCGATAAGCACTTAGAACAATAACCTGTCTTACTAATTAACTTTTTATCAGTAGGTCCATATTTTAATTTATCACAATCTTCCGATTTACATTCAGCTAATTTTGATAAAAACTTTCTAACTGAGGCTAATTCTGAAGATGCTTTTGATTGTTTTACTTTACCATATGATTTTTGTTCCCAAACTACACCATTCTCTTCCCAAATATCACCAACTTCTCTTTTAGTTGTTTCTTTGATATTAGAAAGTGAAATTTGAGTATCCTTATCATACTCACCAGTTTGAATCATATTTACCAACTTCCTACGAGTTGGATGCATGAATTTTTTATTGAATTGTTTCTCAGCCATATTATGTAACTTATATATCCATATATATAAGTATTAAGTTTTTTACTATTCGTAAAATAACCCAAGAATCTGATTGAGAGGTGCGAATGTGCCCGTTAGTTTGAAAGTTTTCCCACCATACACAAATACGATTCCTTCGTTTGGAACAATTTTATTCTTTCCTCCGATAGAATTTAATCTTTCCAATTCTAATTTTAGTTTTTTTACTTTCTTAGGGTCACCTGATTTTCTTACATCTTTAATGGTTTGGTCTAATCTCTTTTTCATATCTCTAACTGCACTATCAGGATTAACAGTTAGTGCTGAACTCATAAATGAAAGTACTTCTGCTCCTAAACCTAAGAAGATATCTTCAAATGGTCTGATGTTATCTTTAGCCATTTTAGCGTGGTCATTCTTATCAATTCCCTTTGCCCATTCTAATGTTTTTTCATCAGTAATATTCTTATTATCTAATCTGAATGATTTATCATAGAATGCCCATCTCTTTACTAATCCCATTAGAGTTTTGTTATCTAACTTAGATGGTGATTTCTTATTCACAAAATCCATCCAAAATGCTTGATGATAATCAGCGATTCCATCGTTATCTTTTAACTTAAATTTAGATTGTAGTTTTGAGATTTGTCCATTATACTTTCCTTTGAGTGAAGAAAGGTTTTTGGATTTAGGTAATTGAACTACTGGTGGGCCTTGGATTGTGTAAGCGGATTGAACATCTGCATTGATTTGTTTAATCATACCTGCCAACATTCTCGCTGCATCTTGGTTCTCACCAATTGCGATACCATCCTCATTGTATTCCATTGTTCCGTGGAATACTAATAGTGCTTGTCCGTAAGGTATTACATTAACAGAAGTTGGATAGATTACCTCCAAATTCATAAAACATGCTCCTCCTTTGAAAATCTTATCTCTCTGCTTTTCACTCAACTTAGATATTGCCTTCGTTAAATCTTTCATTGCGAAGTTATACGCCTTTTCCAATTCTCCTCTACCAGCAAACTTCATCGCTACACCATTGATATCTAATGCTCCAGCTCCTTTGTTTTTCAAATGTCCTTTATTTCTCGCTGCAACTAATCTCCCATCTCTCCAACTAACTGCTAATGCTTGACCATCGGTCTTTTCTCTAGTGAGTTCTAAATTACCCTCTAAAGCTCTATTTACGATATCTTTTAATTGTCCAAAAGTTAAATTGATTTCGGTATCGAATGGGTGATTCATATGTCCATAAGCACCTCCTTCCAAAATCAATGATTCAGTAATACCACCACCTAATGCGAATGGTTCATTATACTGAAGTTTTTCTTTATCAAATTTCTTTCTTAATTTTTTTAATTTCTTTTCGTGGTCATCTAACCATTTTTGGTCTGGATAACCCATTGCCAATCCTTCTTTGATAATTCTATCTTTTACCAATAAGTGAACTAACTCAGCGCCAATATAATCAGGACTTTCTCCCCTATGCCACTTTCCGTGGTCTTTCATGTATTTATCTGATAAGAATTCAATCTTATCTTCATAATCCATTTTATTGATTTTTGCTCTATTTTTATGTGCCCATTTTTTGAAATCCATATAGAAGAAATCATTTACACCTTCGAATTTATATTCTGGGTCTGGTGTTTTAAAATCATCTTTTCTCATTACGGTCTTAGCGATTACTTTATTCGCTTGTTTCATAAATGGAATGTTGATTTTACTTCTATTATCCTTTGCTACAATTTGTCCGTACAATTGTAAGAAGTTTAAGAAATCTTTTTTCTTCTTTCCTAATCTTTTAAAGAATCCAATTAGTTCTGCAGGTGATATTGGTTTTTTATTTCTTGGGTCAGTTAATCTATCAAAGAAATGCTTATCGGTTAAAACTACATCAACTGGATTAAGCTGTTTATCTGCATATTGGTCAATCTTTTGTAAATCAGCCATTGGGATTTCATCCAATTGAACTTGTACACCTTCTTTTAAGATTCTAAAGTTTACAACTTTTCTACCATTGATTGTTGGCATCCCATGTTCATCTTTACCAATAGTTTTAACAACTGTCTTTTTATTTTTAAATCTACCCGTTAAGATTGTATCACCCACATTTACTGGAAGTTTGATATCTTCTTTGAGTGTGTTACTAACTGGTTTCTTTTCTTGTGATAAATCTTTAGTTGATTCTTTTCTATCAACCTCCAAATCAATGTAATCAATTAAAGAATATCCAACTAAACCAGCGGTTCGAGTTACATGCTTCCACCATTTATCATATGCAATTGAACCATAGTAATCCTTTTGGTTAGTTGCAGTTGTTTTACCAGCTACACCAGCTGGAAATGGAGTTACTGCTTTTACAGGCCCATCAGGATAAATTGGATGTGGGTCAATATCAGTAAGTTCCGCACTCATAATCTGAGATAAAACAGTGTATCCAATTTGTTCTGCTCTTTTTTGGGAAACTCTATCGAATATTGCATACGATGGAAATAAAAAGTTTGGACCATCATCAACTTCTTGTGAACCTAAAACTTTAGATGCCTCTTTGATTAAATCACTACCTTCAGCTATTAACCAATTTTCTACTATTTCTTTTGAAATACTAAATTCTTCATTTAGTGTGTTAGTTATGAAATCAAATATCTTTTTATCAAATTTTGGATATGCTCTTTTTACAAAAAAGTTTTTCTTATCTTCTTCTGAACCTGATGATAATCCGTTACGAACTTCAGTTCCACTTACACCCCCACCACCTTCGGGTGCGATGTAAACATATCCTCTATCTTCGTATCCTTCGAAATCGATACCATCTTTATAAGGAGTAAAAAACTTACCACCTAATCTACTTGCATCCTTTTTACCTACAACAGTAATAAATGCAGTTGTATCTTTATCAAACTTCGTTAATACCTCAGTTGGTACATAGGGATTTTTAACTTGAACAATTTTGTTTTTTGGAATCCCAAACATTTTGGTAATAATCATTACCTTTTCTTTGAAGTTGAATGGGGATTTATTATTATCGGTTTTGTTGGATGTACCGATATACACATTGTTTTTTCCAAACTTTTTTACTAAGTGGGAATAGGTTGCGTAATGACCTTTATGAAAAGGTTGAAAGCGGCCAGCGTAAACTACAACGATGTTGTCTACACTGTCCGCTTCTCCTAATATACTCTCTACTAAAAATTGAGATAGTTCGTTCATCTGATATAGTACTATTTCCTTTGTACTATATAAATATAAGGTTTCTTACTTTACCACTTCTATATTATCAGATGTTAAATTTGCGTTTTGCTGATTCATCTGCTCTTTGATAGCTGGGTTGTATGTTAGTGTACCTTCTTTAAGGTTTATCTGTCCTCTTGGATACTCTTTATCCAATGCACTTAATTCTTCTCTTAAAGCATCGTTTGATTCTTTAAAATCAGCTTCAGCTTGTTGTAAAGTTGTTTCTAACTTTTCTAACTCTTCGTTTAATTCTTTTTTACGAAGATAGATTTGACCAAATGCATTAACGATATCGTTAATCTTTGCATTTTTTTCTTTGATAGAACCGATTGTACTCTCACCTAAATCAATAGTAAGTAATTCAATTTGTTGTTTGCTTTCTTTTGCCATATGACTTTAAATTAATTAATTTGTTTTGAATTCATATATAAATATATAATTTATAAATTTTCGTAATCTATTGTTGTTACACCTCGTTTTTGTACAACTTGTGCTGAACAACGATTTCCAAATTGTATTGATTTTGGAATATCTTCGGAATCTAAGAACTCTTTCACAAATCCTGCTACAAAAGTATCACCTGCTCCTGAGATATCCATAATCTCTACTTGTTCAGTTGGATATGATGTACCTTTGTACATACACCCATCTTTATCTAATGTAATTATTAACTTTTCTAAAATCCAATCGTTTTCTTCAATAAATTCTTTATTATTTTCAAATTCTGAACGATTTAATTTTATGAATCGCAAATCTTTACACCATTCACCCAACTTTTTCTTTGTATCACAAATTACATTTGGGTGCTTGAATCCGATATATGCAATATCTTCTTCGGTTAGGAATCCTTTGTTGTAATCGGAAACTACAACCATTGGATATTCCCAAAAATCTAACTTAGGTAATCTATCACCTATATTATCAATATTTAATTCCTCATCAATTCTTAGAAGTAAGGTATTCGATGGTTCGTGAATGTGCCTTGTCTTTGTAATTGGAGATTGTTGATGTTCAAAATCTACATCAACCCCCAATGCCATTAAATTACCCATTACATTCATTCCCATCCCACCATTGTAAACTTCTCTTTTCGGAATAAATACAGGAGCAGGTCCTTCGGGTGAAAGTCTTGGTGTATCTCCATAAATAAAGATATCATCACATTGTTCTCCTATTAATAATATTCTACCCATTACTTAATATCTTTGTAGTACTAAAATTTTCCATTCGATTAAAGTAAACAATTGATTTTGCATATTGTTCACCAACTATTGGTTTATTTTTATAATCAGAACCAATTACAAATACATCAGGTTCATATGATTTTATCATTTCTTCCAATGCATGAGATGAATCAAATATTATTACTTTTTTTACTCCTTTAATTCTTTCTAAGTTATACTTTCTCTCTTCTTGCGTATGAAAAGGTCTATCTTCTCCTTTTAACTCTTTTACTCGTTTATCAGAATCAATACCAATTACTAATAAATCACCAAAAGTAGATGCAAATTCAATCATTTTAAAATGAGCATGATGTAAAACATCAAAACATCCATTTATCCAAACTTTTTTCATAAAAACTTTTCCAATTCTTTGATTACCATTTCTGATGTAATGGATTTAGTACACTCAAACTGTCTTTTAGTTTCTTTGTGGTCAGGACACCAATTCCAATCACCAGCATCTAATCTCAATCTATTGAAACAACCACTACATTTTCCTTCAGGTGTTCCAATTCTAATACAATCTTCCATTTCTGCCCAATCGTATGAGAATCCACTAATCAATACAGTCTTAGTTCCCAATGCCCAACTTAACCAACTCAATCCACTACCAATACCAATAAAGGCTTTAGATTTTCTCATCTCATCCATAACTGATTCTAATGTTCCTTCTGGGTGTTTAATGATTCCGTTAGGATGCTCGTTACCCATATATCCATCGTTTTCTCTGGATAATAATTTTACTTTGTATCCTTTATCATTTAACCAATCTACAACATCTTGCCAACCATTTGGATTATTCCAATACTTTGTTTGTGCGGTTCCATGAATTGCAATAGTGATTAGTTTATTATCTTTTTTAATTTGTTTATCCACTAATTTTGGTTTAACTTCCTTAAAATCCATACCCAATATATCAGTTGCCATTTTCTGCATTGGTTCATTTAAAAAATTAGATGGATGTTTTAACATTTTGTATGTATTATCTTCATTATAAAATAACCCTAATGAATACATAGCATATAAATTATGTACATTTGTACCCGGTTCAACAAATTCTATGTTTGGGTATTGCTTTTCAAACATATGATTGTGAAATGTGGAAGTTATCATTTTACAATTATGTAGTTTACCAAACTCCTCAACATATGGAACCCAAGCCAAAGTATCACCCAATGCCTTCGAATCCAATGCTATATAAACTCTTTTATTTTCAGCATTATATTGATAATCTTCTACCAAAATATCACCTTCCCAAATTTTAACATTCCAATTAACAAAAAATTCAATACTACATTTTGCCCACTGCCCATTTGAGATATCTGTTTGGAAATGAATATAATTTGTTTTTGGGTCTATAAATTGTACTTTATAGTTTTTTGGTTGGGAACCCTTTACTTCGATATAAGCACCTCTAACAAAATTAAAAATAAAAGTATTTCTAACTTCTCTAATATTGTCCTCTAATTTTATTAAATTATCGTAAATCATTATAACCAAGTTTTATTTTTTAAATCTAATAAAGAGTATCCTTCTGCTTGCTTTGAATATACTTTATTGGTTGTATATCTTTTTTCTGGATGTTCGTAGAATACGTGGTTATACCACAAATCAGCAACATCCCACTTACAATCTTTGATTCTATCTAACCACCATTGTTTTTTACGATTTGGTATTAAATAAGCATGTGCTAAATCTTGATTATGTGCCGTTTTGGAAAACAACTCATCTATTTTTTCTTTACTTCTAGATGGATTATCAGCGAAAGATATGTAGGTAACATCATCTCTTTCTGATATGAAACAAGCTTTATGTACAATATCTACAAACTCCTCTAAACCAGTATAAATAAATGCATCAGCTTCGAAGATAAGAGTATAATCAAAGTTATCATTATCCATTGTTTCCAAAGCACCTCTATGAGCCATATAGCACCCATAATGCCCCCCAGTTATCCAACCCAAACCAGCACCAGGATATAACTCACCCGGTTTGTTATCTTTACTTAGATGTTCAGGCCTTCTACAAAATTCCTTTGGTGCAAAATCAGTATAAGGTTTATTTACAATTGGTTCATAAACCATTCCATACCTTTCCAATTGTTTAAGTGAAGCTTGTGATACCATTTCTCTTAAATCATTTGGCCTAGTCATTAGGTGTTTGATTTGAATACGAGGTTTTCTTCTAGCCCATTGAAATTTGTTTATTTGTTCAAACTGATAATAAAACGATTCTCTCACAGCATCAACTACTCCCATAAATTCCTTAACATAATCATCACCAGCAATAATTCCACCTGGCTTAACTTTTTTATACCAATATTTTATATCTTTAATCACATCATCATATGTGTGGCCCGCATCCAAAAAAACAAAATCTAATGAGTTATTTTGAAATTGGGATGACGCATTTTCGGATGTATCTTTTATAATTTCAAAGTTGTTATAGTTGTTTGATAAAATTGTGTTATCTATAAATTCATAAAATACATCTCCCCCAAAACTATTTACAATACTCTGATGTAAAGTTTCATCAATTGTACCCTTAAACGTATCAACTGTTGTAAAATTAAAGTTCTTTTTTGAATATTTTATTTTGTTGGCCATATGATTGGTAGATTTACCTAACCAACTACCAACCTCAACTATATTAGAATTATCGGGCAAATCCCTAATCACCTTATCGTATAAATCAGAATATGAAAACCAACCAGGTACTTCATTAAAATCAGGTTGTAACTTTTCTAATATAATTTGTTTAGTATTATTTAAATCATCATCGATATAAGTAACCAGTGGATTATCATCATATGTATCCAAATAAGTATGTAGTTTTCTGAATATAGATGGTAATCCATATGATAATGCTTCTTTAACCGATAAAGGATTTAATTCTAATTTAGAACTAAAATAAAACATATCCGATGCTTTGTAAAATTTATCTACATCATTTCGTTCTCCCCAAATAATACAATTATCGGGTTTAACATCCATTAAAGGTTTCCAATAATTTTCGAAGTTCATAGCTTGGTTTCCAACAAAGTGAAATTTAATTTTGTACTTTTCCATTTGTCTAGCTACCCCAAATATTTCACCTTGATTTTTACCCTCAGTAAATAAACCAATCATCACTACATGCTTCCAATCGGATTCAAATCCTAATTCTTTTTTTGCAGATTTTTTATCATACTTAAAATCTTCAATTGGGTAATCCCAAATATCAGTTTCAATACCTAAATGTTCAAATTTTCTTCTACTCCACTCAGATACCAAAACATATCTATCTGGATGATATCTTATTTCGTCTGGATTTGTTAGTGAACCATGTGTGGTTACTACAATATTATAATTTCTTTTTTCATTATCAAAAATAATATCTAATAAAGATGTATCTACAAAATGATGTGGTATTTCGTGAAAATGAATTATATCAGGATTTTCGGAATCTATAATCTCTAATAACTCTTTTTTATTTTCATATAAAGAGTATAGTTTCACTAAATCATTTATTTGATTTTTTTGAACTACAAATACACCACCACTATGGTCATTATATTCAACAACAACTATTTCAAAATCATTTACAAATGTTTGGATTTGTTTGAGAAGATATTGTGGCATGCCCCCAGTAGAAAGATGGGGTGCAATGTATAACAGTTTTTTCTTTTTAGGCATAAACGAAACTTTTTAGTGTATAGATACACTTCAATACAAATATACTAAAAAATATTTGAATTACCAAATATTTTAGTAAGTAATTGTACCTTTTTCTAAATCAATTTGTCCATTTGGATATTTTCCATCAATTTCAGCTAATTCTTTATTTAGAATTTCAATTGATTTATCCAAACTTTCACCTAATGTTAATTCCCTATTTTCCAAATCTTCAATACTTTTTGATAATTGTCTTTTTTGTACTGTGATTTGTCCTAATGAAATTACTATATTATTTTGTTCTTCTTGAATTTTTTTTAGTTTAGCAACTAAATTTAAATCCAATTGTTCTGTTTTGTTTTGCATGTTACCTTTATTTATATATAAGTATATATGAATTATATTTAACGAAAAATTATTCCGGTTGAGTTGGTAAAGTATATGGAGGAGTTTGAGAAGTTACATCTCTTAAATATTGTCGATATTGTAACCAATCATCTAATTTAGAACCAGTAATAGGAGAATGAGGAAGTACAACCCAATCCGATTTATCCAAAAGTTCATTTCTTTCTCTTCTAATATTTTGTAAATCTCTTTCGTTTTGTTCTTCGGTAGTTAATGGTACAACTGTGTGAATACCATCGATTACTCTACATCTAGTTTGCCTTGCCTCAATCCATTGTTCTTTTGTTAACTCTATGTTGGGAGTGTCCATAGAACCTGTATCGGGATGTATATCCGTTGGGAAAAATGCTTTATAATCCCCATTTTCATCATAATGTCCAAAGTATCGTATATCACTCATAATTTATTTTTTTAATGTCCGATTGCAATCCAAAATCCATAATTACCATCTAAAATTAATTCTACACCATTTCTATCGTAGTTGTAAACATGATTATACCCGTTACTACCACCAGAATTTCTATTTGTAGAACAAACTACCGAATGAATAACATTTGGGAATTGGGTAGGGAATGCAACATATCTTGGTGATGATGTATCATAAATATGTCCCCATTGTAAGATAACACCACCAGGCAATTTTACATAACTATCATAGTTATCATTAACTGAGTTAGTATCTGTGGTAGTTGCACCGGGACCATCATCTAATGATACAGCTAAGTTTTCAATATCTACACCATTGAGGTTATGGCCGTAAATATTTTTCCACATATCCGAAGCACTACCGAAATCAAAATCATCACCATTTTCTGGCATAAGATTACCTTTTACAGTCATTGCAGTCTGGCCAATTCCAGTTCCCGTAGCTTCGAAAATAGATTCTCCACCTTTTGCTTCTAAAATTGTTCCACCCCCAGTAGCTTGTCTAGGTATTTTAACAAATGTATCTGGGTCTGATACAACCTGAATACCACCTGCTTTAATTTCAACAAAGTTAGATGCTAACGCAAAACTAACATTAGTATCTAATAATAAATCAGGTTGATATCCACCCGCTCTACCCAAATATCCAGCTGGTATTGGACCTGCTGCTCTTAGAGCATCATACCTAACAGTATGTGTTTTGTAACTATTTAAACTGTTACCAGATGAATCTACATTAATAGCTCTACCTGAAGCAGCTGCTAAACGTATAGAATATCTGAATGCTGCATTAGTTGCCGCTCGAGATATATTAATTGTTTTAGTTTGATTGCTTATTGCTGATTGAGAACCAACATATCCACTTACAGTAGTAGCAGATGTATAAGTCCAAGTTGATGGGTTGTGTGATAAAATATCATTTGATATGTAATTATGAACACCCGGTACTTCAAATGTATATACCCACTCATCAGTTTCAATCTCTTCAACTGAATCAACTGTTTGTAGTTTTATAGTATCACCATCTACTATGTAAACTTTAGTTTCATTTGGTATAATATCAACTGCGGTTACTTCTTCATTATTATCTAACCAAAACCCATGAGTATCGGAAACTCTCACTTCCTTATCACCAACAACTACTTTATAAACTTTATCTACTTTTCGTTTTTTTACTTTTTCTAATTTAAATGAATCAAATTTATTTATTTCATCTACACCATCTATTTTATCGTTCCAACTCCAAACTTTTAAAGGTTCACCACTAAATATCTGGTCTGCTCTCATTTTTCTTCCAGATGCTAATGTAATTTCAGTATCACCAGTTACTGAACTTATACCTGGGAAAGATGTTCCCCCACCACCACCGTCATTAACATCACCAACGTAATAATTACCAGCAGTATAATCACTTCTTGAATTAACGGCTGCTATTAATGTTCTACCCAAAACACTATTAGAGGTATCGGTATCTACACATTCTAAATAAAGATATGCATAGGCATATTTCGGAAAAGAACTTCCTCCATGTAGTTGAGAATTATAAGTTGGATTATAATTTGGATAAGATGTAGTATGTGATACCGAACTACCTTCTGGTTTCATCAAATACATTTCTGGTACATTTATCGTTACTTCTAAATCACCAGCAGTTACACCAAACAATCCATCATCTGTTCCCTCATCATCAGAATCACTTAATCCACCAGATATGTAACTACCAAATTGAACAAGTGTTGTTGTAGCACTGGATGCTTGTGATATTATACCGCTTGAATTTCCAGTACCAGCGTATCTAACATCACTGGGGTCTGGTGCTGCTGTTATCCATTCTACAGTAGTTGTAGTTCCACCCGTACCAGTTAAGGTATCCGATGGAGAAATAATTACTTTCTTAGCAGCTGCACTATCAAATAATTGTATTTCAGGAATATTAGGTTCAAATACGATTTCAGAGTTATCATCTCTTAATGCCTGAGTATCTTCATCAATTACCCAAGAACCAATTCTACCAGAATTAGCATTGATAATACCCTGAATGTTTGCATCGGAAGCTGATAATGCTCCCTGAGCATTTACACTAAATGATGCACTTACTCCAGTAGCTGGTACGCTGATTGTACCTCCAACAATATCCGAACCTTCAATTGCCCCACCAATAATATCCGAACTCATTTGTACTACACTACCATCATATCTAAAGAAACTACCATCAGGTCCTCTCATAGAAATTCTTGGAACAGTTGAACCAGATGGGAATCCGAAAAATAATCCTTGCGCATCATATGATGCAGTAAGCTGTCCCATAGATAAGAATGGGAGAGTTTGTCCATCCAATGAACCAGATGTTGATATTCTTAATGCTTCTCCAGTTATACTTCTTGGTTCAACTCTACCAGCAGTAAGTGAACCAGCATTAATTGTATTTACACCTTCTCCACCACCACCTGCATACATTCTATCAATTAAATATAAAGTTACGCTTCCTGCGTTATGTAGTTCTATATCACTACCATAGTTATTATCTTCCGTTGAACGTAAAGTTGTTGAGTTTAGATATTGAACAATTGGAATATACAAATCTACAATATTACCAATACCTAAAACAGGTACATCATATGCATGAATGTACGCACTCATTCTTGGGTCAGCTCCACTATCAAGGCTACCATGAAACCACTCATCTGGTATATAAGGTGAACCGATAGCATCTTCCCAAGATGAATCGGATGTTATAATTTGATTTGTACCAGCTTGCCAAACTAAGTTAGAGGCATTGGCACCACCAGCATCTAAATTAAATGAACCAGTCCACCAAAAATCAATTTCATATGATGAATTAAGTGCGTATAAGTTTGGAGTTACTTTAAAGTGTGCATTATCTGAACCAAAGAAAGAACCAGATGCTGAACCTGTTACTAAGTTTGTTGTGGTTACAAGACCAAATGCTGTCATAACTGCAGAACCACTACCAAATGGGTCTGCGGTTCTCGTCATTTGTTTATATGCATTATCACCAACATCAGAAATTGATGTATTTCTTTCAATAATTGCTCTACTACCTCCACCTTGATTTGTTATAGCATCCGTAAAATCAATATAAGATAAAGATTGAGTTACAACACTTTCACCAAAGTATTGATTACCCACATCATATGTTGATGGGAAGAATACACCAGTATTATCAATTACCAATCCACCAAATATACCAGCCGATGCTGATACGATACCAGAAACTTTTAAATTACCCGATGATTGTTGGAATGATAATGAACCACCTTCTTCTCCTCCTAAATAAAAGTTACCATTATTATCTAAAAATGCGTTCCAATCAGTTCCATCGTGATAACCTAAATTATCAGAACCTAAATATAGACCTGGAACTGATGGAGTTGCTGGTAATTCTCCCAATTCGAAGAAATCAGGACTACTACCTGGTCCGAATTGATATTCCGATGGGTTTATAAATCCACCTGTTGCGTTGTTGATAGCATCAACGCTTGAAGTGGTTGCGGCAGAACCTCCTTTGATTTGTATCGAACCTGCTATTTCTAAATCATAACCATCCCATCTTAGATATCTATCACCAGTATCATTTTCTATTGAGAATAATCCAGATGTTCCTTGTGTTCCATTAGGTCCACCATCTTCAGTTACACCCAAAAATATACCTTGCTGTCCATATCCTTGAGTTCCTTGTCCGATGGCTATATAAGGTTCACTATCACCACCATAAATTGCTATTTGTGGATTAACACTATAATCAGTTGATGGTTTACCAACATTTATTGTGTTTTCTACAAATGATTCTTCAAAAATTGCAATCTTAGCAGCTACGAAGAAATCTTCTTGTCCTAAGTATTCCCACCCAGTTGTTGCATCTTCATAACCTTCTTCATATGGTGGGCCAGGTGGTAATGTTGGTTGTGCGGTATATGGTGCACTTCCATCAGTATATGCTGGTTTGTTTATAAGTGCTTCAGTTGTTGCCCAATAGTGTGTATCACCACTAATCTCTTGAACAACCGCATCTCTTCTTGTTCCAGTAAACAGATATGGAACATTCGCATTCCACTCACCTCTTACAACAACACCAGGACCAGTTGCTCCTTCGAATGTTACTGCAAATGATTGTGATAAGAAATAAGTTGCTCTACCATTTTCAATATCAACTTTGTAAACAATTGTTCCAGTTGGATTATCAAATGGTGAAGTCCAACCACCATTTGGTATTTCAGGTAAAGTTGCAGGGTTTCCAGCGAATATTCCCGTTTGATTTAAATAAGGACTTTTAGATTCTATCGATGCAGAATATTGTCCTAAGTTACCAATAAATACACCCTGCTCATCATAAACATAGTCGGATGGTGAATATGAAGTTACGTGAGTTAGCGGTGTTACACCTTTTACGGCTCTGATTACAGCACCACTACCAGTAAAGTGAGTTGTACCATCTACATCAGATGTAAGAGTTACAGATGGGTTATCCAATTGTACATTATAATTTGATGCTCCATCTTGTACACCAGTAATAGTAATTGCATCAGTAGCTACTACATTAGCCGTTGAACCACCATCTCTAATTCGTACCTCCCAGCTTACAGTTTCACCAGCTTCAGTTGCATCACCAGAACCAACAGTTACTGTATTTGTTTGTGAATATGGTTGCCACACATAACTATCTCTAAAGAATCCGTAATAAACAGAACCTGTTGTATTGTAAGCTTCAGCAGTTAATGTAATTGCACCTAATGGAGATGTTACCTGTCCATCACCATCAAAGTGAACTACTTCTGATGTTGCTGTTAACTCAACACTTCTAGCGTTTGGAGGTGTAATACTTTTAACAAAATTTTGAGTTCTTTCAAAAACAGAAGATGAATATTCATGACCAGGTCCTAATGAAAATGGAAATACATTAATATTATATGTAACACTAGCAGATACATATGGATATTCAAATTCACTAAATTCAACACTAGCAGATATTCCACCTTCCAACGAAACTAAATTTGAAGTTATGTTTGTTGTATTAATAGATTCTAAAGTAAATGTACCAGGTGCACCACTACTGGTGTTTATTAAATTATCAGAACCCTCTTTTACCGTAATTGTTGTTGTAGCGTTGGAATAATCACCTACAAATTCTACTTCATTAGCAATTAAAGTTACAGATTGAGGAACTATGTTTAGTTCTATTGGAGGAGGTCCATCTAATATTTTAGTAAAATTTTGAGTAAAACTTTGTGTGTAAACAGATGATGTAAAGTAAGGTCTAATCTCTAATGGATATGTAATACTACCACTAAGTTGTGTAAAGTTTGATGATTCACTTACAATCAATGATGCCGTATAATCAGTACCAAATGATGAAGTTAAGTGTAGTAATCCCACTTCAATGTTTTGTGAACTGATAGATTCGGATGCTATTGTAAACGTACCGGGTTCTGCACTACCCGTAAATATTAATCGTCTTGAACCCTGTCTTAAACTAATATCAGTTATAGATTGTTTAAAATCATTGACATTACCTCTACTATCCGATTTTAGATTTACAGTCTGAGGGTTAACTTCAAACAATACAGTTTCATCACCCGGCTTACCTTCAGGTACAATGGTGAAAATATGGTCAACTTGAACCGATGCAGAAGTTACTGGTTCTGTGTAAGTAAAGTTTACCAATAGTTGTTTGCTTTGTGAAGCAGGTAACCCAATATATGAACCCAACTCACCATGTGGTGAATAGAATCCATTCTCATCATATGCCGTTACCTCAATACTTTCATCTTTAGAATGAGATACAAAATACATCCAGTATTCAGGAACAAAATCTTTATTGATTGACATCGATGGGAATATCTCAATCGATGCTGATACTGGATTTGCTTTAGTACCCCTCTTATAAAAAGAACCCGTTACACTACTAAATTGCGGAGTAAATTGAGTTTGTGTTCTTGGATTAATAGTAAATACATCTGCATCAAATGTTACAAACCCACTATCTAAACCATCTTGTAAATCGGTAAGAATAATTGATGTAAGAATTGATTGAGAAGTTTCACCATCCATTAAGAATACGGTCAATTCATTATCAATAGAATCTCTATTAAATCTTGCGTTATAATCAATTTCACCACTACCAGTTAAACCAGCGTTTAATCCTTTAATAAATTTAGTAGATGATGCCTCTGAAAGAAGTATATAAGAACCACTTTCTTCCAATGTTACTTCATCTATTGATGATGAAAGGACTCTAAGTTTTGCATCGGAAAATCCAGTTTGTGGTAAATTATCTTTAAGAATAATTTCATTAATACCATCAATACGAATTGCTTGAATTTCTAATTCTTTATCATCTTTGTTTTTGATAATTGTACCTCTGTAAGGCCTAATCTCAAAGTTTACACCACCCTTACCATCTTGAACTCTAGTGATTACGAATGAATCGGTTACACCCTCAACCTCACCAGTATATTCAATATATTGAACTGTAATATCATCTCTTGAACCAGTATAATCAGATACATTTAATTTTACAATATCTTTATCTCTGTCCGTTAATAGACCAGGAAATACCCCACCATTATATTGTGATGATGATAATAAATTTCCAAACTCATCATATGCACCAGATGTAAATGTTACCGAACCAGTTATTACTCTTTTTTCAACATCAATAAAAATGTTTAATGGAGGTAATGGATTTGCAGGTGCCGATGCTGAATCAAATGCAAAATATAATTGATTTGGTGTAAGAATTAATTCTTTTGTAAATAAGTTTAAGTTACCACCTGTGAATGTTTTTGTTTCTTCAACTAATACAGGTATGTAATTATTATTTATATCATAAAATTCAAAACGAAAATCAAATGTTTCTTCAGCTAATGTTTTTGGTACACTTTGTATAAATGTAATTTCATCGGGAGAAAAAGAAGTTTCTTCTGCTGCTCTTAATGAAATATTATTAATTAACCAATCATTACCTTTTACTTCAAAATATAATTGTGAACCAGATATATTATCTGCAATTATATTTTCATTTACTAAAGTTTTTTGTAATAATTCATTCGAACTACCTATATTTGTAATTGTTTGTGCTACAGTTGTATTTCCAAACGAACCACTTAGATAAACTTTTAAATAATCATCGGCTGAGATGTTTGTTCTTTTTCTAACATTAAACGATAAATTATATTCAACACCATTGGTTATACCCAATGATTGAGATGTATAAAAATATTGTGGAGTAGATGCCCCATTATCAAGTTCAACAGAATTGTATAAAAAATCTTGATTAAATGTAGTTACTAAATCATTTGATGATGTTAACCAATAATTATTAATGTAGTTTTGACTTAGATTACCATAGAAAGTTTCCGTTGATTCAACACTTTCTAAATCTCTCAACAATTCGTTTGATTCTAATTGTATTTCTTGTACGAACTCATAATCAGTTAATTGGGATACCGATTTTCTAAACACCTTAACCCTAGCGGCATCACCAACAAATGTTTTCATATTGGTGATGTTAATTTTAGCAAATGAACCAGTTAAAGCGGTTGCTAAATCAACTGCCCCCTCAACATATGGAAATGATACCGAATAATTTTGAGATGAAAATGGTTTAACTAAATCCGATTCAGAATATGGTGGAGATACTAATACTTCATCTTTGTTGACAATATCAGTAATGGTTGGTGAATAGTTTAGTCCACTAAATTCTATTTGTTGACCAACCGCAGAACCGGTCCAATATGTATCATCTGTGATTTTTAATCTATATGATGTTGGTAAAGAAAAATTAGATAGTTGAGTATTTTCGGTTGGGATTAAAGGTAAACCATCTACTTGCCCAGTTTGAGTAATTGTTTGTGGGGTTTTGTTAAATATTGGTTTAACTATCTCATCAATACCCACCTTAGGTCTACGATAAAATCTTACCCTATCTTCGTTTGATAGATTTTTATTAATCTGAAAAGTTCTTTCCCATTTAACATTATAAGCACCTCGCCAATCTGATGGAATTTGTCTTTTTACACCATTATCATCATACTCCTTTAGTTCACCCAAAATAGTAATCTTACCCAATCCGATTGGAGTATCTTCATAGATATAAACAGCTATTAACTTTGATATACCTTCATAGTATTCTGGGATTCCATTACCTGGTTCATAATATATTGGTTCTCCATTAACATCTAAAATCTCAATTTTTATTTCAGTAGATTCTTTTAGATATTCTGAACCCTCTATTAGGAATCCATTTTTACCACCAGTAAATGTATCTTTAAATTCGGTAATTCTAAAATAATCCGAATTGGGATTTTCATCTACTATTAAAGTTTGAAACGATGATAAATTTTGTTCAGGTGAATACTTTTTAATTCTGGCCATTAACTAAAGTTTCTTTGTTATTCCTATATAAGTATTTAATAAATTTTATTTTTAGTATTTATTCTAAAGAAAACTAAAGAGTTCTAAAGAATGAAGAAAAAATACCCAGATAACATTGTATATGATGAAAAGGATGGGTTCAATGCCAATATTTTACCATATGGTAGTAATGTTGGGGCACCATCAATTAAGGTAGAAAATATAGCAGTTTGGAAGGGTGTAAGTGTTAATAAAGTTAACAAACAATTTTCAGCTAAGTTTAATGAACTTAAAGAAGAGTATCAAAAATTGGTTGAAGAATATCAATGGAATGATTTAGTTTACAAATCTAAATTTAATTTTGAACCTGTTATTGGTGAAACCTATTATTTGTACATAGGTGATAGTGGTGAAATGTTTTTATCACTTATTGAACCAACTATGTGGAATAGAGAACACATTGGTTCATTCACACTTAACAGTGAAAGAAAATGGATAAAATTATGAATAAAAAATATGCAATGTTACAAATTGATGCCGAAGTTCATCAATTATTAAAGTCCTTTTGTAAGGATAAAGGATATAAAATGAATGGGTTGGTAGAATCTCTCATAAAAGAAAAGGTTTCACCAAATGCGAAACCACTTCCTACTAATGTTCTTAAAACTAAATAACTGCTCTCCCTTTCATCTTTTCCCAATCTCTATTCTTTCTAACTGAGTAATTAGTTTGTTCTACTGCACTGAGTACATTATCAACCACATTCAAATCTTCTGCTAATCTTAAAAGTGCTGATAAATCTTTGGGGAAACAATGTCCACCAAAACCAAAATCACCATCATGACCCGGTACGTTCCAATGTGATTTACCCAATCTTTCATCGTGGGTTGCATATTCTACTACTTTATCATAATCGATATCTAAACCTTTACAAATTTGATATATCTCATTTGCAAAAGATACTTTAGTTGAAAGAAATGTATTTGTTAAATACTTTACCATTTCAGCATGAGTTGAATCAGTTTTTATTATATATGCACTTGGAAATACTTTTGAAAATATTCTTTTCAGATGAGTAGTTGTTGGTCTTGGTCCTCCTAATATAATTCGGTTTTGATTTTCGTAATCTTTAACCGCATTTCTTTCAGTAAGGAATTCTGGATTGAATACGATGTTTGTTTTATATTCATCATTCCATTTTTGAGTAGTACCGGGTACAATAGTTGATTTAACCACAATACCCTTCGTTTTACCAATCTCATCAATTTGTTTGATTACACCTTCTACAATATTGGTATTACAACTACCATCCCCATTCATTGGAGTTGGTAAGCAAGTGAATACATAATCACATTTAGCAACTTCTTCTAAGATTGAATTACATTTAGTTTCATCTAAATCATAAGTAAGTACATCATAATACTCTTTGAATTTCTGATACACCGCATTACCCACAAAACCCTGTCCAACAATTCCTATTTTCATTTATTAAAATTTAATACTACTGAATCCATTTACTTTTTTAATTTCCATAAGAGAATCCACTACATCTCTCATTGAATCAATATGTGATATAATCATCACAAAATCAAATTGTGTTTTCAGATATGCGAACAACATATACAATGATGTAAGGTTCTCATTATCTAATGTTCCAAATCCTTCATCGATTACTAAGAAGTTAGGACGAGGAAGATTACATACGTTGATTAGAGCGATTCTAATCGCTAAACCACTAATGAACTTCTCCATACCACTACACATCTCTAAACTCCATTTCTGGTCATCGTAAACGATGTTAGCGTTAATGTTCTTTCCATCCATCTCCAATTGTAAGCCAAACTCTACGATTTGACCTAAGATGTTATTTACCTCACCTTCAATCATTGGAAGAGCTTTAGAAATCAATTCATAAGATACACCATCCTTACCCAAAGCATTTAGGTAATATTCAAATAATCCAAATTGCTCCTCTAACTTTTCTACTTCTTCAATTCTATCTTCGATTGTTTTCTTTTGATTTGTTAGGGATGAAACTTCACCATTCAATTTAAGAAGTTGTTTGTTTAATTTATCAACATCATCTTTTGATGAAGTCAATTCTGCTCTTACTGAAACCATTTCAGTTCTGAGTTCTTTGTTTTTTTGGATTTGCTTTTCATTCTCCAAATAATCGGTGATAAGTTGTGTAACTTGAAGAAGTTCACCATTTATTTTGATTTCTTTAGTTTCGAATGTTGATAACTTGTTGATAAGTGTGTTAATATCTCTACTTACATTGTTTTCATCTTCTTTAAGTTTTTTCAACTTTGTATATTCCGATTCAAATGGAGCCAACTCTTTTCTTTTAGATACTAACTCCGAATGTTTGGTTTCCAAATCATTTAGTTCTGATTTAATGGTTTCTAATTCACCATCTACCTTTTCTTTTTGCTCTAAGATAGTTTGTGAGTTTTCCATACAAATATCACACTCTTCATTGTATTTGTGGGAATCCAAATGTTGTTTCCTCTCACTAAGGGATTCACTCTTTATAAGATGTTTCTCAATATTGTTTTCAATCAATGTAAGTTCACTCCCCACCTCAGTATATTCGGTTAGACCCTCATCGATTTTATCTTCATCATATGAATCAATCTTTTCTTCTAATCCAATTTGAGTTTCTTCAAACTTATCAATCTTAGATTGTGTTGTATCTCTTTGAGATAACAAGTCGGTCAACGAAGTTTCTAAAGTCGATTTTTTAGTTTCTAACTCGTCTAAAGAATAATTGTCGGATTTAACTTTTACAATCTTTTCGTTGAGAGAGATTAATTTCTGATTGTGCTTCTCCACTTCATCTTTTGAAGCGTTCAATTGAATTTCCTTTAACTTATACTCAGCTTCTTTCTCCTTTAACCCAACACCAATATCAGCTAACTTTTGTGTAAAATCATCCTGCTTAAACTTACGGATTAGAGAAGCGTTATCTCTATTCTCATCCGATGCATGTGAATACAATTTATCAAACACATCTACTCCCATAAATTGAGCAAGGATTTCTTTTCTTTCCGATTGTGATTTATCAATAAAGAGTGCATTATTTCCTTGAAGTGAAAGAGTAGTTAAAACGAAATCTTCGTATGTACCTAAGTATTGTTGAATGATGGAGTTAGTATCCCTCCTTTGCTCTCCATTCAAGGAGTGGATACCACTCTCATCTTCTCTCCAAAAGGATACATCTACTTTTAGATTTCTCCCTCTATTGATTAACTTTGCTCTTCTTTCTATGTAATAATCCACTTCTTCTATTTGGAAGTGCAGTTTACAATAGAAGTTACTCTTTCTATTATTAAGAATATTCTTTGCTACATAAGTTCTACTTGTCTTATCAAATATACAAAAGGATAGTGCATCGAATAAAGATGATTTACCTGAGGCATTAGGTGCGAATATACCTACCATACCTTTTGCGTTGTCAAATCTAATTAAATTATTCTCACCATAAGAGAACATATTAGAAAATTCAAATTGTTTTGGCACCCATTGTATATTAGGAGTTACATCATCATCTACCAACTTTGTGTTGATTTCTCTATTGATTTGTTGTATCTTATCAACAGTCTCTTCATCTGCCAAATACTGTCTTTCCAAATAATCTTTGATGAGTTCGTTTTGGAACTCTACATCTCTCACATTTCCAATTGCAAGTTTATCATCAAAGTTACCCGTTTTTTGTTTTGATAAAGTATCCATTCGAGTAACAGTGAACTCTTGTACTTTATATTTCTTTTTAATTTGGGTTAATGCCTTTTTAATCTGAGAAGGTTCGGTATTTGAAATCCTAACTCTCAAACGAGGTTTAGATGGCATATCGGTAACATTAGGAACAATACCATCGTTTACATCTAATGTGTAAAATCCATAATCGTTTGGAATATCAACTTCTTCGAAAGTTCTACTTTCAACATCCCAAAGTAAGTAACCATGTTTATCTAATGCTTCTCCGTGATTTTGTTGTATCATCGAACCAGCATATGCAATGGTTGGTGAACCTAATGTTTGTCTCCTATGGATATCACCCAACATCACCATATCAAATCCTTCAAACATATCAGTTGTAAAAGAGTTTGATGATACGGTATATCCAATATCAGTTTGTGCTAAGTTTACAGGTCCGTGGAATAAACAAATTTTATTCTCACCTTCTACCAATTCCGCCTTTGGCCAATTCTCTTTTTTATCGAGTATCGAATAAACAACAAAAGTGATGTTACCAAAAGGGTAAGTCCCAGTATCTCTAAGATAGTGTATTCTGTCATTTTCTAAGTTTTCAACGATTGGTGTCAATACATCCAATCGATAGTTATTATTTAAGTTACAATCGTGATTTCCCGTAATAAGGAATGTATGTTTTCTATTTGCACATTC